CCGACTACCCGCGGCTACCGCTAGTGTATCACCGTTCCGGCGAACGAACCCACACGGTCGCCGCGACGTCCGCTACCGCCTTTGCACCTATCGCCGGGCGTGCTAGATCGGCCGTGGAAATCACGTTGGACGATGCGCCCGGCGTGCAGGAAAACAACAGGTAGCGGCGGAACGCGCACGTATCTAGGTCGAATACGGCGTAGGGATTGGTAGTTCCGGCGGCCTGTACCGGGATGCTGAAATCGGTACCGCCCGTCAATTGACAGGCGACGAACGACGTAGCGTCCGTCGTGTCCGAATGTTCCACCTTGAACACGGTCGGCGCGTGCGTGGTCGATTTGAACACCGCTAGCCGCACCGTATCGTACCCCTTTAGATCGACGGTGGCGGTAGCCGTTTGGCTAGTGCTAGTGGTGCCTAGCGTTAGAAGAATGGTTTTTGCGTTGCTGTTGTGTAGCATGATGCCCCCTAATACCGCGGGGCGCGGGAATCACCCACGCCCCGCGGCAAGGTAGAAGAATGGCAATTGGATTACCGACCCGGCACGGTAACGTAGTTCGACGCCGACAGGTCGGTGGCGCTGTCGATGCCCGCCAACGGTCGGCCTAGTTCCGCGATAGCCACTACGTTTGCAGCGGCGGCGGCATTGGGCGTAATTGTCAACCGTAGGTAACGACGTAGGCCCGCAGTAACGATATCGAATACCGCGGCGGGATTCGTCGTTGTCGCGGTGCTTGCGGCGATTGTAAAATCCGTTCCGCCCGTTGCGTTCACCGTCACAAACGCGGTAGCGTCGGTCGTGTCGCCGTGTTCAACCTTCAACACAGCGGGCGCGCCCGTCTGCGATTGCCATACTGCAATGCGGCACGCATCGAACCCGCGCGTATCGACGTTTGCGGTAGCCGTGGCATTTGTTGCCAATGATGCCGAGTTTAGTAGTAGTACGCTCTTTTGGTTTGCAACTTCAATCATGGTTGGTTCCCCTTTCCTTTAGCGGGTGAGCATGACGACGGCGCCCGCGTTGGACGAATCTCCGACGCTATGGCAATTAATGTCAATGCGCTGCGTACCGCGAATCACGATTTCATCCTGTTCGAACGCGTTTAGCGCGCTGTCGCTAGTCTTAATGGTGACGGCGCGACGGTCGCCAAACGCGACGCCCTGCGTTAGATCGCCAAAGTACGCCAACACGGCGCCATCGGTTCCCGAACCAGTAACGCCCGACATTGCTTGCGAGAACACCACGGGGTAGCCGAAGAATCGCGGCGCGATTCCGGCTTGCATTTCCGCGGCCGACACGCCACCCGCCGCCATCGCCACGCGTTCGAATAGCGCGTGGAAAACCGACTTGTGACAATAAATCTTCGCGTTTGGGGTTGCGGCGTACGCGGGGAGGAGCGCCATCATTCCGTGGATATCCGCCTGTAGGTCGGCGGTCGTAACGGACGCTAGCGCCGACGTACCGATACCGGAATCCGACGTACCCGACGAACCAATCGCGTTCGCTAGACCGACGATGCCGCCGTACTGGCTAGTACCGTCGCCGTTGAACCCTGCCTGATCTTCGCGCAGCGCAAATTCGTAGGCGATTTCGCCCGCGACGTTGTCGGCAATGTTGACGATTGCATCTTCCACCAGTTCCGACGACGTGGTGGTAAGGGCAAACAGTTTCTTTGCCATCAGTTGGACGTTGTCAAACGTCTGCGTCGATTCGGTCGCCGCCTTCGTTTCACCGACCCAATACGACGTAAGGGTACCCGTGCGGCGCGGAATGTACAGAACATCCCGACCCATCGGCCATACCTTCGCGTTCGCGCGGAACACGCCGAATTGTTCGCGTAGCGAAATAAGCGTGTCGTTGAATTCGTCGGGAACTAGGAAACCGCCCGCGCTGTTGTTTCCTTCGGAATGCGCCTTGACTTCGATACCGTTGCGCGCGCACCAATCCGCCGACTTCGCGTGATTGCACGTGGCGAATAGGAACCGACCGAAACGGTAGGCTTCCGCCTTGTCGTTGAAATTCTTTAGGCGCCCAAACGACTTCGGGATAATGTCGTCGGAACCGCCCGAAATGATTGTGCGACGCGCGGCGGGCGCGGCGTCGGACATGGCGGCGCGGATTTCCGCGCGAACCGACTTTGCAACGGTCGCGGCGGTTTCGTTTGACTTCGCCTCTTCCGGCTTCGCCATGTCGGTTTCCGCGACGGCGGCCGGGGCAATCATAACGTCGATGCTAGCCGGGTCGATTGGCGCGCCTGATTCGTCAACAATCATGCAATCGGAAAGCATGAGCGCCTTCGCGTGCGCGACGCCCGCGGTTCCATGCTGCGCGGCCGCATTCTTTAGGGCCGTGGTAAATGCCGAAATGTTCATCGTTCGCATTTGTCAATCTCCAACATTCGCGCCGGGTTCTAGGCAAACCGTCTAGGCACATTGCCGCCGGGTTTGCCGCCGCGCCTAGCGCAACAGGCCACGCGCGCGCATGATTTCGCGGCGCGTGATTCCTTTTACGTCAATCGGCGTTTCCGCCGCACCCCTTGCGACCGTCGCCCACGTGCGCGCCGGAATCGGCACGACCACCCGGTGTCGTTGCGGTTCGGAATACCCGAACCAACGCGCCGCGTCGGCCGCCGTTACGGCGCCCTTTTTCACGGCCGACACCAACGCGTCGGGGTTGCATTGCAGCGGCGCCACGGAAATTTCTAATAGTTTCCATTTGGAAAACACCGTGTGTACGGCGTCGCCGTACCGTTTCCGATCCTCGACCGTTGCGCGACGCGTGCCGCCCTGTTCGGCGGCGTAGCCGATGGACACGCCGCGGACGATTCCCTGTCCGATTAGCGCCCGCACGACGTCGGGGAAAAACGACCCTTCGAAACCGTCGGGCCGTTGCGCCAACGTGAATTCCCCCACGATGCCGTCGGGTTGTCGCGTCAACGCGACGCACCTACCCACGGGTAGGTTGTAGTCGTGGTTCCAAAAAAGAATCGGGTTCGTTTCGTAGTCGGTGCTATTCATACCTTGCGGTATCACCACTTCGCCGTCCCTGTCGATAGCGGCGGTCGTAACGGTCGCCGTAAATCCAGCGGCGCTAGCGGTGAATTCCGCGTCTAGTCGTTTCGTACGCATCGTCAAACCTTCCGCGCCCGCGCGCGTCGTTCGGCTTCCGCCGCGATATCTTCGTAATCGTCAACCAACGTAGGTTGCATGGCGCATCGGCAATTCGGGTGCAACGGCGGCGCCGAAATCTCTTCGTAATCCAGTTTCATTTTTCCGCCGTCGGCGCCCGTCAATACGTCGCCCCTCGCGTAAAACGAATCATCCAACCCGACGCCCTGTTGGGTGAACCGTTTGGCGACGGATTCGCAAAATTCGCACGGGTCGGGCGCCAATACCCAACGTTTGCCGGAAACTAGCCCGGTGGATTTCCACGCGTCGGTTTCGGCGGTAGCCGCGGCGCGGGCGGCTTCGGTGCGCGCAATCATGGTTGCGCGACGCCGCGTGGCGCGGATTTCGTCCCCTTCACCTTCGGCCCAATCCTGTACCCGCGTCGCCAATTGGTCGGTGTTCTCGCCTAGCGACATACCTTCCCCGAACATATCGCGTAGCCGTTCGACCGTGTAGCCGTTGATTGAATCGGCGGCGCGCGACGCTAGGCGAACCGCGCCGCGTTCGACGTATTCCGCCAGTTCCCTAGACGACCAACCTAGTTCGGCCACGGCGGTAGACGTCGTTAGTTTGGCTAGGTTGCCGAACCCGATATCCGCGCCGTGTTGGATGGATTCGCGGATATACGGCGCCAACGCGTCCACCAAATCGCGGTGCCACGCGCCACGCTCCAACACGCCGACGGCACGCGCTACGGTTTCCGGCGTTACGTCGCCCTCCCGTTTGATTGCCGCAACCACTGCGCGAACCTGAGCGGCGAACACGGCATCCACGCCCTTTAGGAACCCCGACAATAGTTCGTCGTCCACTAGTTCCCCGTTATCGCGGGCCTTGACAAACACGCCGCTAGACACGGCATCGGCCGCGTGTGCTTTCCATAGCGCCGACTGCGCGACGGTG